AAATTAGTAATTGGTGATGAGGCTCACGGATTTAAATCAAAATCCCTCACATCTATCATGACTAAATGCGTAAACGCAGAATATCGAATAGGAACTACAGGAACATTAGATGGGACACAAACTCACAAATTAGTTTTAGAAGGATTATTTGGTAAGGTTTATAAAGTTACAACTACCAAAAAGTTAATTGACAGTAAACAATTGGCCTCATTTCGTGTAGAAATTATCGTATTAAAATATCCTGATGTAATATGTGAACAATTTAGAAAAATTAAGTACGCAGATGAATTAGAATTTATAGTAGGACATGAAAAAAGAAATAAATATATAAGAAACTTAGTAGTATCACTGGATGGTAATACTTTACTTCTCTTTAGATTAGTGAAAAAACATGGACGTATTTTATACGAAATGATAAAGGAGAAAGCAGATGACAATAGAAAAACTTTTTTTGTATATGGTGGAACAGAAACCGATACAAGAGAACAAATTAGAGCAATCGCAGAAACAGAACAAGATGCTATCATCGTGGCAAGTTATGGGGTATTCAGTACCGGCATCAACATTAGGAATCTTCATAACATTATTTTTGCTTCTCCTTCTAAGAGTCGTATTAGAAATCTTCAGTCGATAGGCAGAGGATTGAGATTATCAGATAATAATCAAGAGACAGTACTATACGATATTACAGATGATTTGAGATGGAAGAACAGAAAGAATTATGCTTATCGACATCATGAAGAACGAATGAAAATATATGATGAAGAAAAGTTCCCATATAAAATCCATAACATTCCACTTAAGGCATGAATGGCAGTAGAACTGAATAAGGAAAATTTAAAAGTTATAAAATTAGATAATGGAGAAATACTTTTTTCAAAAGTACTAGTAACTGATATGAGTAAAACTAGTGGTTATTTGGAACTTCATTGGCCAATGAAAGTTCTAATGAAATTTGATGATGAAGCAAAGGTTACTCAGTTAGCATTACTTAAATGGCTACCCTTTACAGATAATACACAAGTACCATTATCTACAAGTAGTATTCAGTCTGTTTCAGATCTAGGAGTAAAGTATCAAGATTTATATTTAAATTCTGTAAATGAAGATAATTCACACAATCATGAGCAAGAATTAAGTAAAATGTCAACTCTTTTAAAAGATTTTGAACCAAGCGGATATATGAATTAAATTCACCTTTTGCGTTTAACACTTTATTATATCACGTTTTCCTGAAAAGTCAATACCCCTGTTATATATGTTATATACTTGACATATCTAAATTATGTGATATAATGAGTATACGACATTAACATTAAAAGGGATAATATTATGGCAAAACGTAAAACTAAAGGCAATAAGGCTCATTATGTGGATAACGCGGTGTTTTTAGAAGCGATGATCCAATATAAAAGTGAATATGATAATGCAAAGAAAAATGAACAAGACCTTCCACAAATTTCAGAATACTTAGGCTCTGTATTTTTGAAGATAGCTCAAAGATTATCTTTTCGGCCTAACTTTATAAATTATGCATTTAAAAATGATATGATATCTGATGGAATAGAAAATTGTCTACACTATATCCATAATTTTAATCCAGAAAAATCAAACAACCCCTTTGCTTATTTTACTCAAATAATTTTTTATGCCTTTATTCGAAGAATTCAAAAAGAGAAAAAACAATTATATATAAAATATAAAAGCATGCAAAACTATGACACGATACCTGGATATATGGATATCGATAAAACTAGTGATGTTCCTAATCCAATTGGAGATTATAAAAATTCAGATTTTAGATTAGTAGTAGATGAATTTGTAGACACTTTTGAAAAGAGTAAGAAGAAAAAAGCAGTAGTTAAGAAAACAGAATCTAAATTAGAATTATTTATGAGCTCCATAGTATGAACATATTTTATTTGAGTAACTGCCCTCAAGAGGCAGCAGAAGCGCACAACGATAAACATTGTGTGAAAATGATACTAGAAAGTGCCCAAATGTTATCCACGGCACATAGAGAACTTGATGGTAATGTTCCTGACATACTATATAAGTCAACTCACAAAAATCATCCAAGTACAGTTTGGGTTCGTTCATCAAAACAGCATTACGATTGGTTGTTTCGATTGTTCAGAATGTTGAGTGCAGAATACTCTATACGATATAGTGATCATAATTTCAAAGTTCACAAAACATGGGATAAACTTGGTAAACTTTTAGAACAATCCCCAAAGAACATAGTAGACAATGGCTGGGTAGACCCCCCGCAATGTATGCCAGACCATTGTAAAAAACCAGACACTATAGATGCCTATAGAAATTATTACCTAACAGAGAAGGCATCAATTTCTACATGGAAATACTCTAATCAACCTACATGGTGGACAGTATGAAGATAGCCCTTATAACGGACACTCATTGGGGCGCAAGGGGTGACAGTCTTACCTTTATGAATTATTTCCGAAAATTTTATGATAATATATTTTTTCCATATTTGGAAGAACATAATATTAAAACACTTATCCATTTAGGTGATGTAGTAGATCGTAGAAAATTTATTAATTTCAAAATACTGAACGATTTACGAACAAATTTTGTCGAACGCCTGTGGAAACTTGGTATAGATACTCACATAATTATCGGCAATCACGACACCTTCCACAAAAATACTAACGAATTAAATTCTCTTCAAGAAATTTTTACGACTCATAATGGAACAACTGAGCCGTGGATGTATGCTTCTCCTAAAGAAGTTGATTTTGATGGACTAGGAATACTCATGATGCCGTGGATAAATGAAAATAATTATGGTGAGAGTATGAAAGTGATTAAAAATACTCAATGTCAGATTCTTATGGGACATTTAGAAGTCAGAGGATTTGAACAGCATATTGGATCATGGAGTCATGAAGGTGTAGAAGCAAAGATTTTTGATAAATTTGATATGGCTATGAGTGGACATTTCCATCACAAGTCAGATGATGGAACAATTTACTATTTAGGAAATCCCTATGAGATAACATGGAGTGATTATAAAGACCCCAGGGGCTTCCACATCTTTGATACAGAGACAAGAGAGTTGGAACACATACAAAACCCTTATAGAATGTTTAGAAAGTTTTATTACGATGATAGTGGTTCTACTTTTGAATCATTAACTGAAAGAGATTATAGTGAATATGAGAACGCCTATGTAAAAGTAGTAATACAAAAGAAAACTAATCCCTTTTGGTTTGATACTGTATTAGATAAGTTGTATGCAGTAAATGTTGCTAATCTAGTAGTAGTTGAGAATTTTTCGGATTTGGAATTCATGGAAGATGATGATATAATAGATGAAGCTCAAGATACCTTAACTATTTTGAGTAAATATGTTGACTCATTGAATATAGAAAATAAAACTGAATTAAATATGTTAATGAAGAATCTATATAATGAAGCATTAACTGTGGAAACGGTATAGTGGAAACTTACGCAGATAGACTACAAAAACGAAAGGAAAACACCATGACAAATTATGACATGGATGAAATAGAAAGAACAATGGGAAAAAGAATTAGTAAAGTTCAATCAGTTGAAATTGGTAAAGATGATGAGGAACTTCAAACTGTAGAAATAGAAATAGATCACAAGGATCTTTTAAAATTGGCTCTTGCGGCTCATGACAGAGATATAACTTTAAATAAAATGTGTAGTTCTATTATTGTAGATTCTATGGATTCCTTAGATTATAAATTTGAACATCAAACAAAACCCACCGTATTAAAAGAATATTAAATTGTTATATTTTAAAAATATTAGGTGGAAGAATTTTTTAAGTACCGGCAATCAATTTACAGAACTTCAATTAGATAAAATTTCCACCACGCTAATTGTCGGAGAAAATGGATCAGGTAAATCTACCGTCCTAGATGCCTTGTGTTTCGGATTATTCAGCAAACCATTTCGAAGAATTAATAGACCTCAATTAATAAATTCTATTAATGATGGCGGACTGTTAGTAGAGATAGAGTTTGAAGTTGGTAGTAAATCTTATATGGTTCGCCGAGGAATCAAGAAAAATATCTTTGAGATTTTTATCGATGGTAAACGATTAAATCAAGATGCCAAGACTGCAGATCAACAAGAATATCTTGAAAAGACCATCCTTAAACTAAACTATAAATCTTTTACTCAAATTGTTTTATTGGGAGCAAATCATTATATCCCATTCATGCAATTGAAACCAACAGATCGTAGAAACATTATTGAAGATTTACTTGATATTCAAATTTTCTCTGTAATGAATGGTTTGTTAAAATACAAAATATCAGAAAACAAAGAAGACAGTCAAACCATTGAAGTCAATAGGAAATTATCTGTTGCACATATTAGTAGTACTGAAGAAGCAATTAATGATTTAAAAAAGACAAAGACAAATCAAATTCAACAAAATGAACGTGATATTAGTAACAATGAGGAAGAAACTAGCCGATTAAATACAACAATAAAAGAACTGATGGACTCAATAACGAATGACAAGACGGCTCAAACTCTTAAAGAATTAGAAGGATATC